GCGAGTCCCACAAACTACGTGATGAGTTCTATCAATGATAGATTCAGCATTAAAAAGACTATTCCTGTCATGGAAGCCATCAAAGTATCCATCTATTATTACGACACAAGTGACAGTTCTTTCAAGTTATATCCATTTACAAACGCCGGGGCATCCACCGAAGAATTTGTTTTCAAGTTGAATGTCCAGGCCACCAAGGATAAGCGTTTCGCCACCAAGCAACAGGACGAGGAAGACAAACGTCTGGAACCCAATATTGCTCCACCGACGAAACCTGGTTCTGAAAATACGTTTGCTCGCAAGTTAATTAATTACTACAGATCTAGCACAAGAAATAAGAACAATCCGGAAGTTTCCGAGGAACCCGTCGGAGCCCTGTTGCCCCGCAGAGAGTTTATGGGCATTCCCAGCAAGTACGCACAGATCCTGATCCCGATCGCCGTCGTTCTTTTGGTGCTCGCAATTCTCTTGGCTAAGTAGTAAATGGCTAGGTCATCCTACACTACGACCGGTCTCCCGGACTTCAACTACGAATATCACACGATCTCGTTTGACACACTGAATCAAGCAAGTGCAAATACCTTTACTGTATACTTCAATACACCTTTGAGACAGGTGGTTCAAGCACGTTTGTTGGGTCTCCACGTCCACACCCGTGGTGACGTGGAACATCTCTATTTACGCATCCGCGAACTTGAATCCAATTTCAATGACCGACTCACCAAGGATCCACCATCTGTCGCGGTGTCAGGTTCAGTCCAGTCCATCGCCCGCGGTGCCTTTGGATCTATCATAACAGATAATGACCAGGGTGCGGCATCGGATCAACTCATTGTATTCAAAGACAACTATGACCAAATTACTCAATTTATTCATCCTATAGAAAATTTGGACAGATTGACCGTGAAACTCTACGATCAAAACGGTGCCCTGATCCCAGATCCGAGCGGTGTCAAAATCGAGGTCAATCACTTCATCATAAAGTTCGTCTGTCGCTCACCCAACCTTCCGGGGAGGCAGACGCTTCCGTGGGTTCAGGGCAAGCCTGGGTTTTAGATGTCGTCCTCCTCGACCATCTTGACCGTCCACTCCTGCTTGGGTTGCTCCTTGATCAACTTTTCCAGTCGCAACTTGGTGGCCTTGACCGTTCGCTTCAGGTGCTCGGCGAGTTCTTCCAATTTCTTGTCCTTGTTCTTCAGGAGCCACTCTTCATCCTCGTTAGACCACCGACCCGACTTGAGGGTCGAATGTTCCTTGGCGATCTCGAGAGCCATCTTCTTCACCTTGGTGAGTTGTCCCTCGAGACCTTCAATCTCCTTGATCAGATCATCGATCGTAGGCTTGGGTGCAGGAAGCAGTTCTTGGTGACCATGCTCGCGGTGCCAGAGGACCTTCTCCCAGAATGTCTTCATCACTGGCATGTACTTTGCCCACCACTCGCGGTCCCGTGGAATTTCCACGCAGACAAACTCTGCAGGCTTTGGGTAGGTGATTTCGGCGGGTCGATACTGCACAAAGTCACAGACTTCCAACTCGAGGCATTCCATGAGCACCTGTACTTGCGCCATGTACCAAGGTGGTGGCGTTCCATCTCCAATCGGTCGAGACCTTGGGCACTTGATCTCCAAAAGCCTGCCAGAGTGGGTGATGCCGTCGGGCGACCCACCGATCCAGTCGAGGGTGTGGTGGGGTTCAAGACCAATCTCAAAGACCTTTTGATTGTGCCTCTCCTCATAGATCAATCGGGCCTCGTCTTCATACTTTTGTCCGTGCTTGGTCGCCCAGTCGTTGAATGGCTCGCTGACGCCACACTTTTTCAGAATCAACTTCTCGGGTTTTTCGTAGGGATTGACGCCAATGGCCGTGCCGGCATCGGATGCTGTGAGCATCGTGCCCCTCATCTTGAACCACGCATCGGAACGTTGTTCAGGATAAGTCTTGTTGTAAAACTTCTCTGCTTGGGGATGCATACTAGTTAACATAGGGCTCTAATGTTTAAGTGGAGGACTTGGTAGGTTTCTTGCTCTTGCGTGATGATGACTTCTTGGGTTCCTGAATAACTTTTTCAACTTCCTCGACGGCAGCCGCTGCGACCTCGACGACCTCGGGGACCGGCTCGGGGACCGGCTCGGGGACCGGAACCGGTTCCTCCTTGACCACCACGGGCTCGGGGACCTTGGCGGAAAGAATCAACCGAAGGCCCTCGACGTCCACGACCTTGTCAAAGTTCTTGGCGAACTCCCTGAAAACGCCGTTGCCTCGCTTCTCCACGACGACGACATCCGGACCGAAAGCCTTCACGTCTGGGATGGACTTCACAGGAAATCCGGTGGGAACATCCACGATAACATTGCCGGACTTGCGACCCCATGCGCGAACCTCGTGACCGGTACACATCTCGTTGACTGTCTTAGTGATAGGATTGATAAGGGCGACCTTCATTATTACTTTCTGTGGACATTTTTAATCATGGCATTGGGTCGCTTGGATGGAACCAATCTCTTTTCAAGTTTCTCCTCGAGACGCTTCAAGGTGAAGTAGGCACCGGCCTGTTCGGCTTCCTTCTTGGTGGATCCCTTGCCGGTCCCCCACTGATGTCCCTGGACGTAGATGCCTACCCTGAACTTGGTGGCATCCACATGATCCAACTGACGATACTCTGGTAGATCCCACTTCTGTGCCTGACAGACGCGCATCAGGATGTCCTTGTAGTTGTCATCCACCATCAGGCGATCCAACCGGATGAGATCTGGGTTGTCCAGAACACCCAGGACGAACTTCTTGGCTTCGATCATCCCAAGATCCAGGTAGATGGCACCCACAAATGCCTCGAAGACGTCTTCAAGAATCTTGGGGTTGTTGTTCCATCCATTTCTCATCCCCTTTTCATCCATCTGAACCCAGTTGTGGAATCCCAGTTTAGCAGACACATCCGCCAGTGTCTTTCCACATACGATCTTTGTTCTCGCACGAGTTAAGAACCCCTCTTGCAAATTCTCGTACCTATCGAACAAGTACTTGGTGACAATAAAGCCCAACACGGAGTCGCCCATAAATTCCAACGTTTCGTAGGAACCCTCGACGCCATCGTGTTGAACAGAAGATTTGTGCTGAAAAGCCTTTTGGTAAACATCGATGTTTTTGATGTTCGTACCGATGATGGCTTCAACCTCCTGAGTGGATATCATTTTCTAAAATTAGGGTGCGTTTTTTGTTTAAGCCTTGATGAAGTGCTTGGAGATGTGCTTCTGCAAGGTCATATAAGAGAGGGTCTCTCCCTGAGGTGTCTGAAGGAGCTTCTTGAGCGGCTCATCCTGAATAATCTTTCGTCCATCCTCGGGATGAGACAGACCCTTGTCCTTGACGTACTGCTTGACAAAACGGGTCACGTCAGTGCGAGACACCTCGGTGCCCTCGGCGATACCCATGAAGTCGGTCAGGTCCTTGGTGACCTTGCTGGGCTTGTTGAACCCGGTGTTGGCAGCGCGCTCCTTGGCCTTGGACCCATCGGGATCATCCTGAACCTTGGCCATCTTGCGGACCAACTTGGTGAGACTCTTGATCTCCTTGCGCATCTCGGCGAGCTCCTTCATCACATCCTCAGTAGACATTGTTTTTCGTACTTACCCTTGGTTTCTTTTCTTTAATTTACTTCTCAAGGAGAGATCCCCCGACACCACTGAGGATCTTGTAAGACATCGCTTCGCGGACGAGTGCCTGGTCACCGCAGAATCCACCGGGGGTCAGGTCCTTGGTGTAGTAGGCGGCATTCTTGCCTGGGCCGGGCACACAGTCCAGCGTGTAAGGCAACTTTGCGATGGCATCGCCGCCGATCATGGGCTCGACCTCCACCGGCTCCGGGGACAACCTGTACCCACTCTTCTTCATACCCATGAAGCACTTGACATACATGAGCACCACGATGGCAATCACGAGCACGAGGGCAAACTGACTACTGATCATACTTCTTTACTAAGACATTTGATTTTTTTCTGCGTTAAAGACTTGACTATAAGTTTATAGACTGACACCAGAAGACATGGAGGATTTTGAAATTGAACTCGACAACAATGATGAGATCATGGTCGACCTGGACAATGACGAGCAGGATCTTTTCAATGGTGTCGTCCTGGATGCCACCCGACGCAAGCGAACGAACAACCCGAACATGAATGACCGCCCTGTCGAGGCTCCCGTATCTTCATTCATGGCATTTGCCAACCACGGAAAGCAGTCGCCTTCGGCACGTCCTCCTCCGCCACAGGAAGAGCCCGAGGACCACGGCGAAGGATTTGACGAGTATGGAGGCCTCGAGGGAGGTTATGATGAAGAGGCGCCTTCCCCTGGGTACAAGTCCATCGATGACGAGAAGGCTGACCTTTTGAACAAGATCACCCGCCTGGAAAAGAAGGGGATTCGCTCCATCGAGCGTCTGAACATGCATTCGTCCATCCACGACATCCGTGGCGAGGTCAAGAGGATGTCCTATTCGATCGAGGTGGATCAGTCTGTCAAGATGCAGCGACGGATGCTCATCGCCTGTGTGACCGGCATTGAGTTTCTGAACAAGCGCTACAATCCTCTGGACATTCATCTGGACGGGTGGTCCGAATCGGTAATGGATGGAGTGGACGATTACGATGACGTCTTTGAAGAACTTTACATCAAATACCGCGGAAAGGCGAAGATGGCACCGGAGCTAAAGCTATTGATGATGCTCGGTGGATCGGCGACGATGTTCCACCTAACCCACTCGATGTTCAAGTCTGCGATGCCTCAGATGAACGACGTCATCAAGCAGAATCCCGATCTCATCAAGAGCATGATGTCTGCCGTGGCAAACACAGCCAAGAACGCCCAGGAGAGGAATATTGATCCTCGTCCGGCGCCGCCCATTCCTCGCAGGGAGGTCCAGGGACCGAGCATGGATCTCTCATCGCTGATGTCCACGTTCATGACTCCCCAGTCCACCACGACCCGTGACATGGAAGAAGTTCGCCTACCAGCGGGACCGCCAAGCGATGGAAATATTGAAGACGACATCTCTGACATCGTGAGTGTGAATGGTTCTGTCAAGGACGTGGAAGTTTCTGCACCCAAGAAAAAGCGTGGCAAGAAGGGAAAGACGACACTTGAATTGTAAATAATTTCCTAGTTGATACTAAATAATGGTAGGCTATTGTTCCATTGAGGATGCCTACGGAGGGCTTCCTCGGGAAACGGTCAAAGAACCGCCGGCTCCCGAGAAGGCTGCTGACCGGATATTCCCCACCGACAGGGTGGAGTTCTATGAGGTCGAGGGTGTGATGGATTCGGAGTTGGGTTACATGGTGGTCCTCTTCATGGCAGGGGTGGCTGCTCTGGTTCTGAGGGACATTCTTCGTGTTCTATCTTGAGAAACCGCTTTCCGGTGAGATAGCCATGATAGAAGAGTTCCGTCTTCTTGTCGTCGTCCATAGAAAAATTAAATGCCTCACCTTCTTTCATCTTAATGTAGATGGTAGGCTTTTCATAGACCACTCTATTTCTCATAATCGAAGTGATAAAGTGTTGTATGAAATCAACAAATGACCCTATGTGGGGTGGCTTCTCCATCGAGGGTTCGGGATCCAGTTCGATCGAAACAAGTTCTTCCATGTCCTTTCCTATGAAGGGTGTCAGTGGACACGTTTCGAATGCAGCCAGATCCACGTAGCGATGTCCCTGGTAGACCACGGACTCGAACAGGAACGGAATGCTGATGCTCATGCAGACCGCGTGGGAGACCGACATGTCAGGGTGGGTGTGGTGTGAAAAGTAGCAACTCCTTTGCAAAGTTATGTTATATGCCGACACGTAAAAGTCCAGACCGGTCCATTCCTTGAGTTCCTGAAATGTGAAATCTTCCTTTCCGGACAACTCCATACATATTTTCGTGAACACCTCTTTCCACCTGGTTGCTGGCACCAGTCCGTAGTTGTTAAGCAAGGACTTTAGGTTCAATCTCATCAACTGATTGACATCAGCAGCCTCTCGGATGATTCTAAACAGTCTGATGATGTCCCACTTGGCGACCAGACAACCAAATGCCACAATGGAACCGGCAGATGAACCGGCGACGGCTTCGAGATCTTTTGTTTTATCGTAATTGTGAAGTGCATAAACTGCCCCCAGGATGGCATAGAATCCCATGGCACCGGGACCCACGACGAGATACTTCATCCTTTTTAGAACTCGAGAGGACTTTGTGAGCGAATAACCGCGAATAAGATCCAGTAAAGAAACGTGTTCCTTATGATCAGGTCTTGGCTTGTAGTCATTCCGCTCAGAATAAAGTACATCCCGGATGCGAGATAGACCTCGCTTGGCCGAACCACGTACTTCATTACCCCACGAAGAATGATTATATACAGGATACCGAACACAGAGGTCATTCCCAGTCGATCCACGAGTCCGCCCATGCCCGTCACGGCGGGTGACAGGAAGGCGAAGAGGAGGGTTGGAACAATGACCTTTGTACTTGTCACGTCTGGCAGTCGCACCATATCTATTGATTGCCAACATTTAATCTAACAATAGTATTCATTTTTACAAAACTCGGAAAACGTGAGTGTCACCGGAAGCATATTATCATAACAATGTTCTCTGTACAACTCCCAGTTATTCCACAACTCATCACTGTAGTAGGCTATCCAGTCTTCATATTCATATTCATTAGGATCCACGAAACCTTCATCTTCAATTTCATCGACGTCCTCAATCACCTGGGGCTCGGAAGCAATAGGAGTGTAGTCAAGAAGATTAGATCCCACCATTTTGGTTACTTATTTACTCTTCAGATTTCTTCTTTAACTTAAGTTGAAGAGTTGATGACTCCTTGGGCTCCAACTTATCCTCAATCTCCTTGATGATCTGATTGAGACGCTCCTGACCACCCTCAATATAATTTGGTAGTTCGTCCATTAGGATTTTCTTAGTGATTGCGGGCTTCTTGACTGACGTCTTCTGGGTGACCTTGGTGCCGCCACGCGTCTGGACGTCATCAATCTTCTGGGCCTTCATGTATCCACCGATAAAGGTCTTCAGACTGGACTCGCGATCCTTAAGGACCTTGATAGCCTTCTGTGCCTCCATCAACTGGGTCTTGATCCCCTCGAGTTCAGCAATCGCCTCCTTGAACTGATCGCTAATCGGCATTCCTTCGGACATCGTTTTGTTAACCAGTGGCGCAATTTCTTTAATTTAAAACCGTTGATATTTTTTCAGTAACACCATGACCAAGATTGTTGTTTATATTATTATTAGTTGTGTTTGGTTTTATGTAATCTTTCATAGTTTTTCTAAAGTGTTCAAGATTATCATTGTGAATACATACATGATCGGAAGGATACTTGTATTCTAAATAAAAAATATAGTAATTATTGTTTCTAATGAGTTTGAATAACTCTTCACAAGAAGTATTTGTTTTGATTAATTGATGTTGTTCGAATTCAACAATAAGTATGGGTTTATATTTATTTAGTAATTCTTTAGATCCATTTATAACATTTTTTTCCCATCCTTGTACATCAATTTTTATAAGATCTATTTTTGGAAAATCCATTTCGTCTAAAGTTTTTGTATCAATCAATTCGTAATGTTCGTTGGTGAAATTAGGTGTAAAATCACCCATGTTTATCTTTTTTGAAGTATTTACAATGGGCATCTTGACCTTCAAATTATCATTTCCACATGCTAGATTGTAATGAATAATATTTTTAATTTTATTATTTTCAATATTATTTTTCAATAATTTATAATTTTGTGGTTGTGGCTCAAATGCGTAAACATTTCCATTTATATTTTTAGAAAATATTAAGGAATGATATCCAAAATTTGCACCCACGTCGATTACATTACTTAATTTAAAATTATGATTGCATAACTCCATAAATTTTGTTATATGGGGTTCCCATTCTATTTGTTTTTGAATACTACCTATGGCCAATAAATCATTTTTAAAATATTCAATTTCTAAATTATTAAAAACCACTTTATTTGTTTCATCATCATTCAAAAATACCTCATCAAAAATCTTTATGACCTTTTCCGGTTCATAGTCTCTGTAGGCATTCCAGTCGTTATTTTTGATTTTGTCCTTGATCTTATCAAATGAAATCAAAAGTGTTTCAAGGTTTTGTGGATTGTACCATATGGCTTTATTACCTAAGAGTTCCACGTGGGCATCATCAACCCCCGTCTTTGTGGCAAATACAGGTTTATTCTTTGTTGAAAACTCGGCAATAGCTAGACCAAATGTTTCGCCATCTGCCCTTGCCCACATCATTGCGTCACATGTATTGATGAACTCCACTTTGTTTTCCTTGTCGTAAATTGTATCCATATGAATTATGTTGGGTAGTTTAGGACAGAATTGATCGAAATTTGCAAAGAGAAAGTAAATGTTTGAGAAATTCCTGGCTACGTTATAAACTGCTTGACGTGCGTAGCCTATGCTGAACCTGTCTCTACCGCCATATCCACCAAAAACAGTTGCGTCTGGTGGTATACCAAGTTTCTCGCGAAGATTTCTGTCGTGTTGTGGAAGATTTATCATGTGAGGTACACATGGATATTTGCCATTATTGTTCTTTACCCAAGGAGAAACAGATGCATATACATCACCATGAGGGTCGTGACACGAAAATACACAATGCACGCAATTTTTTGCTATTTTTGATAATACATGATCATTGAATCCATACTTAATTTTATAAAAATGTGTAACTTCATATTTTTCCACTATGTCATCTATGTCCTTGTAACTATCGGAAACAACTACAGGAAACATGGTTTCAATATATTCTATCATCTCTTTCTTGTGACCTGGAGAGTTCTTGTCGTATATGATAATTGACTTATTTCCAAGAATCTTTTCATTGTAGTATGCGTAATCAAAAACTGAACACGTGGTACCCCTTTCGCATATAGTATTTTCACCAAATGCAACCGTCTTCATAATAAAAAATGAAGTATATTCTTTAATTCACAAACAGTCAGAGTTGTTTCCCTGAATGTTTCTAATCTATTAGTTAATCATCTAAGCGGTTCCCTGACCAATCTCGAAAGCGGGGCGCATCTGATCCGGGACGATCGTGGAGGTGTTGAAGATCGTGACGGCCTCGCGCGGGTTCGGGGGCTCCGACCGGATCTGCTGGTTGGCATTCCGGAGAGCACCGCCGATGGTCTCGGGGTAGCCGATGAGGGCGCGGGGGTTCAGGTAGTTCTGACCCTTGAGGATGTCATCGGGAGCAAAGTCACCGAAGTCCTCCTGAGCCGCCACGTCGCGGGGCAGCAGGCTGGAGGCAACCCCCATCCCGTTGGCAGCCGCGGCAGGAATGGACAGAGCTCCACCGTTCACAGGAGCACCCATAGAGTCAACCACGTTGGCACCCTCATAGCCCTCCTTACCGTTCATGTAGCTCCAGCTGTACATCCCCTCCTTGGGAGCCATGCCGAGGGCCCGGCGGATCGCGCCGTTGTTCGCCCACATAAAATAACCCACGGCGACGAGCAGAGCAAGTAGCAACATGGTCTCGGTCTTCATCATCTTAACCTTCATATCCGTTTAATGTTACTTACTAAAAAAAATCATCCTCTTCGTCATCCTCCGGATCCTCTTCAAAAAGACAATCCGAAAAATCTACGACCGCCTTCTTCGGCTTGGGCTCAGCCCTAAACTTCGCCTGGTGAAGCACCCACTCGGTCTCAAAACTTTTCTGAAGAAACTGCACCGATCGGAGCTGGACCACCACGTCGACCACGTCGTCCTTGGTGAGTTCCTTGTCCTCGATCAGCGCCCGCTTGGCGTCGTACAGCCTGACCGTTTCAGCCTTGTGGACGCTCAAGATATTCTCGTCAAGAGAAAAAGAAGAAGTAAATGCGCTTTCAAGTCGAGAGTCTGCGATCTCCTTACCGAACCAAGCCATCTTAGACTCCTTAGCCTTTGCCAAAACAGCATCCTCACACTGTGCCACGGTCTCGTCATCAATCTTGAGAAGAAGTTCATCGTCGACGGATACCACCTGGGCTCCCTTGAGTGTAACCAACAAAGGTTTTCCGTCGTCGGCACGAACAGCAACCTCCTTGACCCCGTCTTCCAAAGTAACAATCTTGGTGGAGAACTTCATTTCTATTTATTAAAATATAATGTTTAAGTAGATGTCATCAGACGCAGGTGAAGACGGTCACATAGAACACCTCGAAGCCAAGTTCCTGGTGGACAAACAAAAACGCATCGAGAATGCCATGAGCTGGCACCCTAAGCAAGAAAAACTCATAAAGTCCTGGGGCGAAAAGGCTCTGGGATACCGCTGGATCCATCACAGGTGCGCGGTACGCCACAACAGTGCGCATACTAATTTTTCTATCATCAACATCGCCATGACCACCCTGGCCGGCCTGGGAACGCTGGTGGCTTCCTCTGAACAAGAAAATTCACAAATTCTTTTGTATGTATTCAGTTTTTTGAATTTATCGGCGGCTGGGATTGCCAGCGTCCACAAGTTCCTGAGGTGCGGCGAGCAGTACGAATCCAACATGCAGACGTCCAAGTTGTTCAGTCGCCTGGCCCGCGACATCTCCCTGGAACTCTCCCTTGAACCAGAAGACAGAATGAATGCCGTGGAATACTGCCACAAGGTCCGCGAAGACTACGATAAGATCATCGACCACGCGCCAGAAGTTCCGAGTGACATCATCAACGAGTACAAGAAAATGATGGACGAGGAAGACCCCGAGAATAAGTTGGCGAGACCCGAAATGGCAAATGGAAAATTTAAGATATATTCAAGTTCTGAACGTGCTGGAAATGAAAGCGTGGAAGAACACACGACCCGGTGGACAAACTTGCTGAAGAGAGCTATACCTCAAAGAGCCTCGGTTGCTTCACCTGTCTAGATCCTCGAGCCACATGTCCTTGGTGGTCATCCCCTGAATTCGCTTGAGTTCATCAAGCAAGGTCCTGGCTTCCTGCATGAGTTCCTGAACCGCCTCCTGGGTGTAGCGCGATGTCTTCAGACCCCAGAGATGCTCGAAACTTCCATCGACCTTCTTGAACTTCTTGAGCATGTTCTCCTCGGCATCTGCTTTCTTCAGTCCCATGACCCTGAGGGATCCGTCGAGGATGCCCTTGACAAAGTTGGCACGATCCATCGCCATCCCGGAACGCTTTGCCAAGGTCGTCACCAGATACTTCTTGCGCTTCTCGTAGAGCGTCATTCGCTCCTTCGCGTAGGTCCTGAGGATGTCCAAGGGCGTGTCGAACTTCTCGATGCCGTTGGGCCCGTGCAGGTACATGTTGGTGCTGCGAATCGTCGAAGACAATTTGAGATCCTTATCCGGTGCCGAACCCTTGTAGCCGGTGATCACGAAACGGACATCCTCCTCCGTGCTGTGATTGCTGTAGTTCTTGATAACATTCTTCTCAACAAGCCCTTCCAGAAACTCCTTGTAGGTTTGGGTCCACGTGCCCGGTGGAAGTTCGGTGACCTCGACCTTGTCGCCACTCGCCTGCCACGCGCCCGTGAGAGTCCAGACACCTTCATCCGATGCCGCGACCGTCCCCTTGAATCCACGGAACCAAGGCTTCATGGGCTTCAGTGCCTCGCCACGAATGAACCGTTTCAGATTTTCCTTGACGTCCGTGGGATTGTGCGGAGGCACCTTGCAGCTGAACCCCGTTCCTATGCCCTCCGCGCCGTTCACCAGAATCATCGGCAGTGTGGGAAGGTAGTACTCTGGCTCGATGGGCTTCCCGTCATCCTTGAGATAGGTCAGGCATGCATTGTCCCTTTCATCAAAGACCTTGGCGTGACCGGACAGTCGCGTGAAGATGTACCTGGCACTCGCGTGGTCCGAGCCACCCGCCAGACGGGTTCCAAACTGGCCGCATGGCTCTAAAAGATTCATGTTGTTTGAACCCATGTAATCCTGTGCCAGACCCACGATCGTCCCCTGCAAACTCATCTCGCCGTGGTGATAGGCAGTGTGCTCCGAAATGTAACCAGACAACTGAGCGACCTTCATCTCGGTGATGAGGTTCCTCTTCATGCATCCGAAGATGACCTTGCGCTGTGAGGGCTTCAGGCCGTCACGAACATCCGGAATGGATCTGCGAATGTCGGCGTGACTGAACTGAATGAGATCCTTGTGGATGAAATCCGAAACGGTCACCGAGGTCACCTTGCCGTAGGGGAGTGAATCTCCTGTGAAGGGACGAGCCAGCCATCGCTTTCGGTCATCTGCCAGTGACTTGTCAAAGGCCAGACCCACCGACTTCTGGCTCTCTTGATCGGCAACGAACCCAACGGTCAGTCGTCCAAGATCCCTGAAGTACTCCTTTGCCTCGGCGGACGTGGAAGTACCTAGACCCTTGTAGTACTTGATGGTGACGCCACGTGGAACCCTTCCCTGATGAGTCTGCTCGAGCCAGTTCACAAAGTCCTTTTCGGAATAGAATGACTCGTTGATCCTTCCACCCTTCACGCGGATCACTGGGGTAATCATGCTTACCACGAAGCCCATTCCGATCAGTTCGGGCCAGTAGCAGTCGAACATGTTCAAGACCAGTCCCTTGATGTGTGAACCGTCCACGTCGGCATCGGTCATGATCATCAGTCTTCCGTAACGGAGTTCACTCAGGTCCGAATACTTTTTGCCTTGCTGAAGACCTAGGATCTTCTTCAAATCCGAAAACTCCTGATTGGCGGTCAGTGCCTTTGAGCCCAAGTCCCGAACGTTCCTCGGCTTGCCCTTGAGTGGAAAGACGCCGTACTGATCCCTGCCGACCACGGACAAACCACTGATAGCCAGAGCCTTGGCGGAATCTCCCTCTGTGATGATCAGGGTGCACTGTTTTGACTTGGCGGTGCCTGCCCAGTTGGCGTCATCCAGTTTGGGGATGCCAGTGATCCTGCTCTTCTTGGCGCCGTCGGTCTTTTTGAGGTCGCGGACTTCCGACGCCTTGGTCTGTGCCAGCAACTCCTGTTCCAGAACGCCCTTGACCTGCTTCAAAAAGGCAGTCGAAGGTTCAAATTTGGAACCAAAGTCCTGCACGCGGGACATGCACTCGTGCTTGGACTGACTGGAGAATGAAGGGTTGACTAGGACCGCCTTGACCACAACCATCATGCACTGCTTGATCTGAGCGGGTCTAAGTTTGGTCTTCTTGGCGAGATCCGAAGTGATCTGATTGACCACGTGGTCTACGTGGGTTCCACCCTTCTCGGTGCAGATGCCGTTGACGAATGAGATCTGTTTGAAGCCTGCACCCGCAGAGGAGCAGACCAGCACCTCCCACCTGTCCTGCTTCAACTGTGCCAAAGGTTGGTCGGTGAAGCGTGAAGTGTAGTCCTGAAGGTTCTTGATGGCAAGCGCCTCGCCATTGTAGTGGACCTTGCACTTGGTTGGCACCCACGCGGCAGCATCCAGAGCCCTCTTCATAAACATGTCCTTGACGTCCTTGGTGATCCCCTTCAGACCGAACCTCTCCCAGTCGGGCACCCAGCTGATCTGCACCTTGGCTGTCTTTCCCGCGAAGGATTTGATTTTGGGTTCGGCACAGACGCGCATGTTGTCCCTCCAGACTTGGTGATAGGACTTCTTTGTCTCGGGGTCATCCACCTTGATCTCGAACTCCTTGGAGTAGATGTTGGTCAGTTTGGCTCCGTAGCCGTTGCGACCACCGGTGGTTCTCTCTTCGGAATCGTCGTAGTTTGACGATGTCAGCAAGTGACCGAAGATTAGTTCAGGCGTCCAGACTTGGGTCTGTTCGTGGATGACCACGGGGATGGCGACACCGTTATTGGCGATGGTGATTCTCCCCATGTCTTCAACGTCGATGGATATCTTTGTAACGGACGGGTGTATGGAGCTTTGATCCAGAGCATTCACCAAGATTTCATCAAAAACCTTGGTCAAAGCGGGTGAGACTCGCACGGTACGTTGCACGAATCTGTTGCCATCGGGGACCCACACAGCCCTATCTTCTGGACGGACCTGCCCCACGTAGGAGTCTGGGCGGTCTAGAATATGGGCATGAAGGGTCTTTTTGGTATAAGTTGGCATTAGTAAGGTAGGTACCTTGTGTTTCTATTCTTTAAGTTCACTTGTTGGCGACATTGGTCCCGGGGATCTTTATTGCGTTTGGTAGGGGATTGATACTGAAAATCATTGATAGCATGAGAATCAATGGAGTTGAGAAAGTCACCAGGATTCCTGATCCGGGCATGCCCCTCTTCTGAAGGGCGTAACCTGCGTAGAGTGGGATCATGATTGTTTGCCAATAGCTGTATACAGCTGAGCTAGTCTTAATTCCGAGTATGGGTGACATGACCGAAGGAACCAATATGATGGCGATGATTACCGCAAGATTCTTGGTGAGTGTCGTGTCGTCGCCGACGGCTGGCCACCGGGGGATGGCGATCGCCAAAAGAAGCACCATGTACATCACGGCACCGGGAGCCATCCAGAAGTTATTCTCGGGACCTGAGAGGTAGGCAGCGAGAACCACTGCAAATGCAAACAGAAGTGTGATCGCTGTCACGATACCATCACCATTTTTCTTGTTTGCCATATTCTACTATTTGTGAAGGATTTTATTCTGGTTTATGTTTTATTAGGATTTCGAGGCGGGCGAAATCTCGGGCTCTGGAGGAAACACGACGGGCTCCGGTTCCATGGGCGGTGCACCTCCGCTATTCTTGAAGATCATCTTGATAACCGGATCGGCCAAGGTGAAGTTGGCACCAAGTCCGAAGCCAGCAATGATCGCAGCAAGACCCTCGTTGTCTGGATAGTCGGCGTCGGGATTGTTGTTCTGGACCCATATGGTGAACGCGAGAAGACCGAGCATCGCCGCCGGAGGCACGGGATTCATGAACAGACCACGGAATGACTGGATACCGGTAGCCAGTAGGAAGAGAACAATAAGTTGAATTAACTGAACGCTGTCCTTCTGCCAATCACCTATATTCTCGAACCCTTCCTTGGTTTTGTTATAGGGAAGTTGTGTGATGCTCTCTCCATTGACACTGTTGCGTCCGCGAAGGAAGAAGTAGATGCTGGGAAGCGACACCACGAGCCAACCCAAGAAACTGATATTGTTATAGAACGAAGAACCGGTGGTGAGAGTCACCCCCTTTACGCTGAGGATGGATGGAAGGGCGTCCTGGATAACCTGGAAGGCAACCGCGAGAACCAGAGAAACGGTTCCAGTGTTTCCCACAATGTTGTCTTCGCTGACACCGATATTCTTCATGAAGAGATACATGACGATCATGATGACCGGAGGGATGGGGTTGCGCACGAGTGTCTGCAGTTGCGGAATCAGCGCGACTGCCGCAAGGACCGCGGCTTCGGTATCCGTGATAATACGAGCTGTGCGAAGCGCAACATATACGACGATCGCAATCACCGGTGAAAGAGGGCTACTTATGTAGGATTGAACAAGTGGGATAGATGCCACCGCAGCCACGACCAGAAGTTTCGCAAGAATCGGAAAGAAACTGATGATACCAGTCTTGTCCTCGCCAAGTTGTGCCTGGAGTTCGGCAATCTTCTTCTCTGCTTCAGAAAGTTCCTTCGTCTCCTCTCCCTCTTCCTGCTCTGACACCTCCTCTTCGAATCGCGCCTTGATCATGGGCAAGATCATGACCGCCCACACAAAGAACGACGCGACCGTGTAGCCAATCGTTCCTGGTTTGAGACCAGAGAATTCACCGCCCACGAAGTTGCCCCTCTTAACACCGGCAATCATTTGGGGAATGGCGACCGTGGCAATCAGCGACGAGACGGCGACCCACTTGACAAGTTCATTCTTATCGAAGGATTTTGATTTTTTGGTATACTTGAGAATATACAACATGGAACCCATCACCATGGGAGGTATGGGATTCATGAGAAGTGCCCTGGCTGCTGGAGCGGCGGCAAGTGCACCTCCAGCGATCAACACCTGCCCGAAGACCACGGCGGTACGAATCCACATCTGGTCCTTGGCATCCTTGGGGTCACTGTTATTGTTAAGATACATGGTAGGTAGGATCAGGGCCGACCATAGGACCCAAGAACCAAACATGTACCCTGGACTCGATACATCCATTATTACTATTATTCTGGATTTTAAAATTGGGCGGCGATGCGTTCAGCCGTTTCGCGGAATGAATCCACATAAAGTGCCATACCGGAGAGAATGATCATGCGAACCTGACTGTCTGTCACTGTGTAATCAAAAAGGTACTTGATAAGTGAAGCCGTGACAAATATAAATATTGCAATATTACCAACATCCCTTGCCGGAACATCCAAGAACCCAATCATTGTGGCTGCAAAGATGAACATGGACACCGACAGGAACATGAACTTAAACAGTTGCAGACGCTGTTTGGAGAGTTTTTCTTGATCTTCGCTGATGGGATTTTCCTCCATCTTCTTGAGTGCCGTTTTTGATGCATTGAGTTCAATCTTTTCGTAGAACGTGAGTTCTTTCTCTGGCTTTGCTTCCAACTTGGTGATGATTTTTTGATAGTCCTGTTTCGTTCGCTTATCTTCGGTGGTGATGTCCTGACCAGTCAACAACGCCCAGACCTGGAGAAAGAAGTAGGCAAACAGAAACTTGAAGAAAAAGTCAAAGTCCTTTATTGTCGGAAGATAAGGTTCCGCCATTCTGCTATTACCCGATATAATAATTAGTTACCAGTGAAACACCGAGAGGCACCAGATACTTCCAGTAGGGATCGTTGAAGAGATCGAACTGACCCAAGGAGCTGGGCACGGCAATCAAAGCAACCACCAGTCCCGAGAAGGTCGCCGGACGACTGGATCCCTTAGCCTGAAGGGTGATGAACAACAGTGAAATCACCGAGAGGATATAGAACAAGAGTGTAAAGAACTCCTGGAATGTCGCGGTCCTCTCCTCATCCGAACCTTTGGATGGTTCCGTTTTGTTCATGAGGTTCATGACCTTGCTCACCAACTGGAGAACAAAGTAGTTGAAAAAGTAAAGACTGATAAAGTAAACGGCCTCGGCTGGATTAAGCGCGGGCACTACACCTGTAGGGGCAGCCATATTACTATTGAGCCACAAAATTAATCATGGATGCGGGCACCACAAAATCCCTTGGGGTCCTCGATGGTCTTGTAAAGTTTCTTGCCCTCGGCAAATTCCTTGAGTTCGTCCAGGTTCGCCCAGAAGGCTGGGCTGTGGTCGTATTCCTTGACGGTCGCGTGGGCAAGTTCGTGCAGAAGGACGTGCATCAATTCGTTGGGGCACCCGTCGACGCAAAGACCAATCTCGGAACCCTTATTTGTATTGAAACCCAAAAGTCCTCCTTGCATTCCGTGGTAGCCCACCAGCAAAATGGGTTCTTCCAACTTGCGAAACTTGTGTCCCTCCGGTAGCTTGGCGAACTCCTCGCGCAACTTGGTGTAACGTTCGCGCAAGGTCACTAAACTCTTGGGCTCCCTGGTGATACTGAGGAAGGACAAGAGCACCAACCACATGGTCACATAAATGAGTATCTTCTGTGACATCTTACAATTAAAGAAGAAATTATATACTAAAGTACAATGTCTCGTCTTACAAAGGATAAGCTTACTGTCCCTGGTATGTCATGGGCATGCCTTTCATTTGTTGGTAACCTTGATGGTGGGTGGGTGCGTCCTGCCGAAGGTGCCAAGCACACCGAGTTCATGATCAAGATTCGCGGAGCTTTTGGAACCAAGGGTGAGGCTGAGGAGCATGCCAAGGAGCTTCAGGGCATGGATAACTCTGTGGACATCTATGTGGTGAACATGTACGAGTGGCTTCTTCTTCCTCCTCCGCCGGTCTCTGAGATGGAAAACGTCAAGTATACCGACGAGCGTCTTCAGGCTATCATGGATGGCTACAAGGAGAACCAGAAGCATGCCGCTCAGATGTTCGAGAAGCGCAAGGAGGAAGCGAGTGCCAAACCTTCTGGTTCAAACATGCCTTTCTTGGAGCCAGGGGACGAGAACTCAAAGTTCTACAACAAGCCAGACGAGGATCCCATACCCCATCCCGCCGAACTGGTTGAGAAGTTTAAGGAGGAGTATCCTGACAAGAGCATTGAGGAACTTGTCAAGATGGCAGATGAGGAAGTCGCCAAGCTCATCAAGGAGCGCGAAGAGGAGCGCAAGAGGAATCTCCCGACCGTTGAGGAGGTCACCGAAGAGGCGTCCGGTTCTGGATCAAGTTCCAAGGGTAAGGAGAAGATGGACCCTGCACAGATGTTCAGTGACTAAAGCTGAGGGAATACCTCAATGTCACCAGATCCCGAACCGGGGACTGGAATCTGTTCAATCTCCAAGTTTGCATCTTCTCTGATGGGATATAAGATGTCCCTAGCCGGAAGACCCGGAATCTCCTGGACATTTCCGAGGCGATCCACCACGGGACCGATTGGAATTTTCTGAACCTGTTGTCCTGGTTCCAAACTAAACCCTGCATATAGCGATTCTGGATTCGTTACATACAGAGTTTCATTCATAACTTCCATAGGTGAAGCATAGTATTTGGAAGGATCGTCACCTGGGTCGGTCTGAAGAGGAATATAAGATTCACTCTTTTCAAACACGACCCATGCGGCGAGCATTCCAAATGCAATTGATGCGATGGTGTTGTATGTATCCATCTCTACTATTTGTTTAGATTTTTACCCACCCCTACCTGAAGTTAGGATGATTGGAGCGGCCTGACCCGGTCCGCTGTTCCTTCCACCTGCGCCCATGCCCATGAAGAAACCAAGAATGAATGCAACAAAGACAATTACCATCCATACCAAGGGGCTTATTCCGCCTAACACAGTATCCTGTTGAGGTGGAGGTGCTTGCTGATAAATCACATCCTGTTGATGATGTTCTTGTTGCTTTGGCATAGGAATCTCATAATAAATGGGTTGAACCTGTTCCTCCTCTTGTTGTTCCGGTTCTTGTTCGACTTGAATATCAGGCCTATAAATTGGGGCAGCATTCCCATCATCCATATCAAATCCCTGAGGAATATTGCTGTCAACTGCTACTTCCATTGGGAAGGATTTAATATGAATGTATGTTTTTAATGTTTTAGATGAGCGCACTTAATCTTCGTCCTCGTCATCGTCCGACACGATGAATCCATCAAGATCATCATCTTCGTCGTCGTTGCCTTCGTAGTCGCTCTCGTCTTCTGTACGAATAGACTCCGCGTCGGAACACTCGTCGTCTGAATCGTATTCAGACTCATCAAAATCATCTTCAACGACTTCGTCTGGTGTGAAAAAAACAGGTTTCTTGACCACGCGTCCGGAACGAGTTCTTGTTTCCATTATTAAGCAGTTGGAATGTTTTTTTCAATCAACAAGCGCATTTATCAAACGAGGCGTGTAAGATTGTTTCGTTTGTTCTGCGGCTTCTATGAGAACTCTCTCGCCTGTGACGGCAAGTTCTGCGGCCAGGTCAGCAATTTCATCGTGATAAACAGAATCGCCTGATGGAAGAGAACCGGCCAATGAAGAGAATTCGTCCACGGCACGTCTGATGTAGTTGCCACTTATATCTAAACTGGCCCCCTTTAGAATAGTTGCATCTGGATTAATCATTTCTCTCTTGGCGGAATCAAGTTTCTTTTCAAAACGCGCATATGTGTCTGGATCCAAATTACGAAATCTCGAAAGATTTGGAATCATATCGTCAATTGGTTTCCACAAATCAGGACTTGCCGGCTTGCCGTAACCGGATCGTCTTCCCAGCATGAATATAATGGAGAAACCTATAATTAACAAAATGGTGATCATACCTTGTTTAATTTTTGCAAATATTTTATTATCTTGGGATGAACCATATATCTCCTACCGCTCAGACATTTGTGATCTTCGTCATGGCACTTGAAAAGAACGGTCTTCGTTTCTTTGTCGACCAGAAACCACCCATGGTTGCCTTTGTGCTCTCTCGCAATAAACTCGCAGTACTTGCTCTGAGTCACGATGACCCAGTGAGTCTTTTTTGGAATGATCTTATCAATTCGCTTCACATTGTATTGAGAGTATACTTCCTGGATCCACTTGAGAAGTTCATCATCTGCACTTGTCCCCGAAATGATGGTCTCGTTTCCCCCAAAGTGGTCAAGTTCATTCCCGTGGGGAAGAATGGAAAAGCGTTCGAACATACTTGCTGACGGGCTGGTCTGGGATATTTCAGTGATGCCATCCTTTCCAATTTCGAACCTCGGGACATAGGGCACGACAAGTTCCTTGGTGTCTCGCTTCATCTTGTAGGACCAGATGGTTCTCAGACCCGTCTTGAACACCGACTTGTCCAGAACCGTCGACCACGGAACATCTGGATCATAGTCAACGAGGGTCGCCGTGACACGGTTCAAAATGTTCATTGCGGAGGCTGATGTCACCGTCACCTGAGGCCACGAGACATGAACGCCATTCTTAAAATCATCTCCCTGGACGCGAGTGCACGTGGAAACAAGAACAGGTCCAAGTGAAGGAAACGCTGTATGAAGTTGAATCGCCCAGCGCTTTATGGTTTCGTCGGTGACGGCACCCTGTTCTCCGGTCGTCACGTAGTCGATGTCCAAAAACATCCTGAACCTGTCTGAACTTTTGGTCTGCTCCACCATGAACAATTTTTCGTGGTTGGATAGACATCTCATACACATCTCGTAAAATCTCTCGCGCTGCTGAAGGGGGACGATAAGTACGCCCGATCCATTCATCAGTGTGTGAGTTATGGTGGTTCCTTGGGGTTTGGTTCGGAACCACCAACCAAATCGCTCGCATTCGTCTTTGAAACTCATGGAAGTCTTCTGGTTTACTATGGTTTTTTGTTTTTAAGCCTACATGAGGTTGCAGTAAAGTGTCATTTCATCATCTTCTCTCTTGGGACCATATTTTTTCAAAAGGTAAATCTCACCAACAACTTCTTCTTCGGTGAGCTCCTGGACACGCTTGGCTTCCTCAGACTCGATATCTTCGGGATCTAGACCTAAGAGGTTTCTGAGTTCTGTAATACGTTCCTGTTTTGACTTTCGCATCTGTTTCTCCTTATATTAAATGGGATTTTTGGAAACGATGGATTCAACGCACGATGAAAGTCGTCATTGGCTAGCACCTGGTTTTCAATCAGAGGCCACTTTGCTTTTCTTTGAAATTCTTGCATCGTATCAAATGACATGTACTTATTTTCATCATAGGTTCTCCGGATGGATTGACGGTTTCGCTTGCGTTCTTCTGTAATTTCTTTTTCACGATTGAATCGTTCAATCATATTCAATTGTGTCTCCCTGGGAATATAAGTTTCGATAACAAAAACGTGATATATTATTCCTTCATTTTCGGCATCTTCAAAATAAAAATATCGATAGGCTCCCTCTGAGATGGCTATGACGCCACGACTTTCTTCTTCAAGTTCCCTTAGTGCCGTACGTATTGGCCATCCTACCTCGCGCTTTCTACATCCACCCGTCACAAATGTCCAGTCATCCCATCGTTTATCACATACAGTCAAGTAACGTACTTCATCTCCAGAAGGGACAACTAGGACAGTGATCGCCTTATGCGTCTGCTGATCCATTTGTTTCTTCTTGCTCCTCTTCTTTATTAGGCTCCTCATCGACATGGACAGGCATAGACCTTACACCATCTTCGAGGGCATACAGAGATGACTTTAGCCACCTGGTCTCTGTGTAAAGATAGAAGCTGAAACCGATGAGGAAAGCCACGAGCGCCATGAGGATCATCTCTTTATTTACGAATGAGTTAAGCATTTATCGTTGAATGCCAAAAATATTATTCAGTTCTCGCGCGTTAATCTCGTCACGGCTGGTGACCTTGTAAGAAGGTTCAATGACTTCGGGCGCCTCCATCATCTCGTGGTGCATCCCCTCCTTGATTCCTAACCACTTCTGAAGCGTCCCTGAACCGGGCTTGTAACTGATGATGAACACCAGGGCAAGCAAAAATGCGATGAAGTAAAGATTCATTCTTATTATTATCCTGGGAAATTATATATGGCAAAGGTCGAACGAAGTAGTTACCCAGTCAAGAAGTTCATGATCAAGTCGCCCAAGGGTGAAACCATTTACTTCGGGCAGGCTGGTTATGGAGATTACGATCTGTGGTCAAGGGTGGACCCTGAGTATGCTGAAAAGAAACGTTACCGCTACACCACGTCACACAAGGCTATCCCGTTAAAGGATGGGACTCCCGCGTGGAAGTCACCTGAAACCGCTGAATTTTATGCTACACGTGGGACGTGGGATGAACCCCGTGGAAACCCTCTGT